GCTATTCATGTCGATATTAAACAAATATAACCTGAACTGACCTGTCGGTGACCCCGATCTTCCGGAGTGATATTGGAATCCTCTAATATTAGCAGTACCAACCTTACTACCAACTGCTGCAGCATTTCCCGCAAATTTGTTGTCTGTAATTGATTGTTGCACCGATTCATATAAGTCAACTTGGCGAATGCCTTGGAAGTCCCAGGTTCCGGAGACCTCATTACAAATAACATAATTACCAAATGCCTGCCCAACAACAACATCATTTTTTATATCAATATCTTTAGCTTTGTCAATGTCTACCCGAACTAAGTCTGTAAGTTCTGTTCGGTATCCTCTGACATAACCGACAGAAGGTTCAACTTCAACCACCAACTTATCTCTGTCGCCAGACTGAGATGCGCTATACACACCATTATTATTGTCTGTTCTTAGATGTTCTTCTACTCGAACAACGAAAGGCTTTAGCGCATAGTCGCCAGATTCTTCATAGGTTCTTTTGGCCATTTCGTCGTCTAAATCGCCATAACCAGTAGTCTTGACCCTTATCACCCTGCCATTCTGAACATCCATCACAGGGAAGAATCCAGATGTGTTAGCATCTGATAGTGATCTAGATCTTATTTTTGTTGATATCTTTAGTCTTGATGACCCAGGAGCTGTAAAGTTAGTAGCTCCTGATGCGTTATCCAAAAGGGAAGAATCTTGGTTAGAATCTACAATTGTCTCAACAGTTTCAAATCCAACTCGTATGGTTGGAGATGTTGTGTATTTACTCACCGCACCACTTTGTCGTTCAGATCTAATAAAGTGACCTTTATGATATACAACACCGTCAGTAGAACTAGCGCCAAGACCAAGACCAGTGGAGTTGGCAAATATTGTATTTGCTGCAGCAATAAACTGATTACCAACAGCGTTTCTGAATATTAAGACTTCATTATCCGCAAAGGTTTTGGTTGTACTATTAGTTCCAGAATCTAAGTATGAAACGAATGCTGTTAAGTAATCTGGGGCGTTGCCTTCAGAACCATCCACTACATCTAAAACTCTAGCATTGATTCCAGTAGTTTGTCCCTCAATGACGCAGTTCGCGACTTTTCCGTCATTGAAAAATTGACTCAGTGATAATATAGTATTGTTGGCATTTTTGTCTCTAAGTTTGACGTAATTCCATTTCTGCAATTCAATATCACAACCATTTAGGATGGTTCCGTTATCTAGAATCTCATCACCAAACCTCTCCACTTGATTTTGAAGAATCGATTGTAATTGAGTCAACTCCCTAGCCTGTACAGCATATCCAGGTCTAAACAACACTCGATGGAAGTTCTTATCTTCGTTAAAGTCGTCGAAGAAAGGACTTTGATTTAGGTTAGTTTCAATTGATGCCATTTATATTACCTTTAGAAATCTAATATGATTTTAATATCTTCTGTTTGGTCAGGAGTTCTAGAAACAGGCTGAACACTCTCAGTATAGATAACTTCCCCTGAACACGTATTTGCTTCTGGACCCTTTATAAACTCTATTGTCCCCAAAGCTGTGTCGTTACCCTTTTCTAAAACTACGTCATCTTTTGTGAACGGTATATGTGGACCATAACTGTTTACATTATTTAGGTACATTGTAAAGAACGATGTATCCGATTGCGTTTCATCATCTCTAATATAGACAATCTCAGCATTCGCCCCTTGTAGGGCATTTGCCATTGACAGTCCCTTTCTTTGCTCCAAACCAAGTTCCGTAACAAACTCCAAAGTCCCAAGTTCTGCTGATAACCTGTTTCTTTCGTTTGTTATGATATCCTTAGCGACTAGCCTCTGCTCAACAGGAAGCTCACTAATATATGATATTGTCGCCCTTGTGGTTAATCTCAAATTATTCGGGCTGTTAGAAGTATTCGCAACGCTTTCAACTTGCTGATGCTCGTTATTAGAATTGACCTTGAGTATAGGGTCTTTTAGTATGCTTATTGTCCTAAAAGAAGTATTCGAAGGGATATATCCATTGCCATTGGCAGATATTCCCTCATTAGCATTAAATTTTACATTTAAGCAAAGTTTATCAGCGCCCAACTCTCTAACTGGGTCTTTACCATGACCGCCCATAGGGGATAAAATTGCATTTGCCGTTGCGCCAGAACCATGCACACTATTAGCAGTAATCTTAACATCTGCTTTAGTATAACCAGAACCAACATTAATGATTGTCACGTCATCAACTGAACCAGTGGTTTCGTTTAGCTTAGAATACGCCTGCGCTCCACTACCGTCGCCAATTATAGTAACTGATGGTGATATATTGACAATTGAGTCAGTAGTTGGTGGTGTTGTGAATGCTGCATTCACTGTCAATGTTCTTGTTGGACCAACATACTTATCAATTCTCCTAAGCTGCCCCAGACCTGGTCCTTGAGAAATATACACACTAGAACCATTATAAAAGCCCTCTACCGCAGAGACGCCACTTCCTGAGATTTGTAAAGTCGTGGAACCTCCAACTAAAACATTACCACCTATTACCTGAGAATACCCTGAACCCGCTGATTCGGTTTCAATAATCTCAATGGCGCCATTGACAGCTGCGTTCTGAACAGCAGCTTGTCTAGTTTGTTCAGGCGATGCGTCTGGATTAGTAATGGTCTTAACTGGAATGTGAGAAGCTGTTAAAAACTTTTCGGCTTCACCTAAAGAAATGGTATATAGGTACTTCCAAACATACCCATCAGAAGTGGTAAATGGTAATGTGGAATATCCTGTTGGTCTGACAGTAGAAACTGCGCCAGAATTGTTGAATAAGCACTTATATACATTATACTCATCAGTCATTACATAGAATCTTTTAGAATGCATCGAATTTACTGATGATTTGTACATATCATAAATAGTTCCGGACTGCCAATCATACCTAGTCGTAACATGAGAAACGCTACCAGTGTCTACTCGTTTCGCACCGATCAAATCTTTTTGTATATTATAGTGTATATTTGCATCAGAACTACTTACTTCTTCTGGAAGTGGTTCTGTGGACCAATTCGAACTCTTTCCTATAGCTGCATATATAATATATGAATTCTTAGTGCTTCTTCCATCTGATGCGCTCATAGCTTTGAGAAACGCTCTTGCGCTTCTCACTGAAAGGTCTTTGGTTCCGAAACTATACGTTGCCATTAAGTTATTGTCCCATTATTGTAGTAATATTCAACACCTGATACTGCAGTGGATTCCCAATGAGTGTGTAAATTTGCTAAGGTATCGTTTGTTATTATATTTAGTTTAACTTTCGCATACTCATCAGAAGATATTTTAATAATTATCTCATCACCGCTGTTGAAATCTGTGAATTGCGTACCAGTTCCCACCAATCTACTTTTGGCTAGACCACCACCAGTGCCTGTAACCATCTGAGTAGAATTTGTTAATGCTACAGTTCCAGCGCCCTTTAATGTTTTAGTATTGAATTTATCAGCAGTAACATCTATGGCCACGTTTGAATGCGCTTGATACCTTCCAAATAATGTTTGACCTGCTGGGTGAACAAGTTTTAACGCAACATCCCTATATCTATCAAGAGAAATGGGTGCAATTAATTCGTAAGAGTATTCCTGATAGAATGAACTATCTTGTATATATCCTCTCTTAGTTGAAACATGACTTCTAGTGGTAGCATAGTACCCCTGTGAATTTGCTGTTCCCTTCAATGTCAACCTTGCTGTTGCTTGCGTTGAATTTGTTCTACCAGAATCTTGTATCCGTACCAATTCTTTATCTCTATATGAGAACCCAGAATCTATAACTTTGACTCCTGTTATTGTTCCGTTTGCTCCCACCGATGCGTTTATTTTTGCGTTTCTTCCCAACACACCTTCGTCTTGAATTGCTGTAACTGTAGCACTACCAGTACTGTCTACAGTTCTAGTATCCAGTTCCCCAGGAATATATTCCCCAGTGTATTTTTCTATAGTAATCGTTTCCCCAACTTTGAACTCAATACCGCTGGGCTCTCTTTGTAAGAAATCCTGCCAAACTCGTATCGTTGTTTGGTATTTGCCATTTGCTAATTGAATTGTTACAGGGGGAACAGCTGGACGAGCACCACCCTTAACATCACCAGAAGCTGTTCCGTTTTTACCTTGGATCTGTACAACTCTATCATTAGTATCTAATCCAGTTACTGAAGAATCGCCCGTATTCCAATTAACATTATCAGATTCTATAGTAATATACTGCTCGCCTATTCCTAGAGAAGAAATATTTGGTTCTACCAAATTAACTGTTGGCGCTACTGTAAATCCTGACCCACCAACCCGATTAGAAAGGTTTGTTATTGTGCCAAACGTAGCAGTCTTAAATACAAGCGCATCTTCAAGTTTGGTATAAATGTGCTCACAAGTTGTATTGCCAGAAGTAGAAGCGACAACGCCCTGTACTGTACTGCTCCCCACCTTTCTGACGTTCTGTCCTTGGGTGAATGCAGAAAGCGGACCAGTTTCAAATTGGCTACATATCCCCGACGTGTTATTTGCTGCAACCTTTAATGTCAGCAAATCTCTGGTATCTGATCCAGATGGAGCAGGGTCGTAAGCATTAGATTGAGTTCTAAGTATTTGCTTGACGACCCCAAATGATGGAACGCCACTATATTCTGAAGTGCCGACAGTAACCAACTCATCACCAACGCTGATATTACTACTTCCCAATATACCCAGCTCTAAAACATGGTCTCCAATATTATTGGCAGAGTATGCTGCAACCTTACCAACATTGGCTGCTTGTACGTTTTGACCGATATGGATGTATTCACCACTACCAACAGTTTCCGTTGTCGTAGTTCTGTGATACGGTTTGGGGTCAGCGCCCAACGTTTGTTGACACCCCCAAATAGCTAGACCAGATACACCATCTCCTGTATAATCATAAGCCGAGACCGAATCATTGTTTCCTACATTAATTAAGTTGAACCTAAATCCCGTAGTGGTGTTTGACGGTTGCGTAGAACCAGAGCATCTGTACCAACCATTGCCAACAGGTTCCATCTTAATATTATGCCAAACCGTTCCGTCACCAGGATCTGCAATCACACCTTCAGCAACATCAAACACTGGATACTTATTAGTACCGCCATTACCCAACCCTCTAAAACCTAGCCATCTTTTGCTTCCAGCTGAAATAGCTTTAGCGTAGCAAGAAAAGTTCCAAGTTTGATTACTGGTATGCGTTATCGCAGAATTTTTTACGCCTGCATAATGACCGTTACCACCCCCGCTTTCGGTAGATTCAATTAAATTTTCAGCTGTTAGTGTGCCGTCTGGGGCGGTTACATGATTATCAGTTGGGGTGTTTGAACGGCTGAGTGCCCAATGAGTGTTTGTGTTTATATTTTCCGATTCTTTGAAATAGTTATGAACGCTGGAAGTAAAATTCTTAAATGTATCAACTCTCAATATAGTGGCGCCATTAGTACCATCAACAATCTGCTGAACATGACCATTAGCGCCAGTCGCGGAACCAGTTATACTATCACCAACAAGTATATTCTTACTGTTAGCGACAGTAATCAAAGAATTTGATGATGTCAAGAAAGGGATGCCATCAGTAGTTAATTCATTTTGCTCTGGAAATCCAAACTGAGGCGACCCGATTATCGTATTCGCAAACGAAGACATCTTCAAAACAGTATCGGCTTCATACACATTGGGTGCGTGAGAACCAAAGACATTATTAGCGCCTATTAGATTTGTATTAAAGGCAATAGCAAAATTATCAGAAATATCTGTTTGGCTTAATGTGAAACTCGGCTGTTGTTCACCGTCACCGCCTCGTATAAAAATTTGAGTCTCGCCTTGATCATCTCCATATATACCAGACGTATACCCCGAGCCACCATCATTAAGGTTAAATGTTATAGAACCCAATAAATCTACTGTTCCCGAAACAACAACCTTACCGAAAATTCCAGAATCATCTGATATAATATCAACTGAGTCTCCAGGTTTATACCCACCGCCTCGAGATACTAGTTCTACATTAGAGATTCCGGACTCAATAACAAATGATTCTTCGTCACCGTTGCTCTTAATTTGCTCTAGGTTTTGAAACTCACCTCTCACCTTAGAAACTATTATTTGAAGAACGTCTCTATTTCTAACAACTCTACCAACTACATCTTCTACCAGAGCTTCAGCAGTAGAGTTTTGTCCAACAATAATCTTACCTATCAGGTCGAAAACTTTCTTATCATAATTCGTCACCAAATACTGATCAAGCCTCCAATCGCCATCAGAAACTTTTAACATTTGGTCAGCAGGATAATTTACTTCGATATCTTCATTATAGATGCTTCTGAATAAAAGTTTATATGAGGAGAGAGTCCCCCTTGCCACATTAAAATACTTTACATATTTTGCTAGAAGGCGCTTATCGGCTATAACGTCATGAGGAACAGAAGGTAATAATGTATTTTGAAAATAATCAATGTATTCTTCTAGAGTTGTATCTATGTTTTTATAATCTTGTAGGCTTTGTATAGAATCTGTAAGTTTTCCATTTTGCTCAAGATACTCATAATAACCTTCAATAAAAGCAAGGAAATTTTGCCCATCCTCTTTGTAGAAATCAGGGAACTGATTCTTTACTAGGCTTGAAAGTTTATTCTTTAACATTATGTTTGCTCACCAATAACACTGATAGAAGCTTGGTCAGGTTCAATAATCAGTATTTGCTCCCTCAGTGGAATGACGTCCATATTTTCGGTTGTCGCATTAATTTTAAGTTCTATACCAGAAATTCCCGAGGGTGAGAAGTTTTGAACCTCGATCAACCCAACAGTATAGTCAACTGTTCCTGCTAAGGGTATTATATTTATCTTTTCGTTATCAGCCCCATATCTAAATATATTAATATTGCCCAAGCCATCATCACCTAGATATGATTGGAACCCTAGATATGTAAATGATGTCGATGAAACGCTTCCCGCCCTAATCGAATTATTAAACTTTACTTGTACTAAAGAAGGCGAATTTAAGTTTGGGGAAACACGTTTCTGCATAATAATGGTGGCGTCATTATTTAATATTGAACCGTTGGATGTATCGTCCAAAGCCCTGACAAATCTGGAAAATCTAAACCTGTTACCAAACCTTTCAAGACTATTTGTAGCATATTTTTGAATAGAATCTCTAATGTTTTGCTCAACTGCGCTCGATGTTAAAGATGAACGAGTTGTATCATAATATGTTGTAATCGACGGAATTATATATGTATATTCAGCATCGATAACCACAGGGTCAACCGCTAGTGGAGTTCTATCTTTTATGTTAAATGCTATTTCTTTCTTTTTGTTTTCAGTAGCAAATTTCTCACCAAATGGCTTTACAGCTATTAATACCTTACCGTTAACAGGCGGATCAGCCTCTTCGCCACCAAATGCAATAACTGATTGTAAGTCGGGATTCTCATTGAGAATTATTCTCTCATAATCCTCAGCAATTACAGCTCTATTTTGTGTTTGGAAGTTTCTAGGCGCTGAGAATTTTATAGAATCGATCGTTTCTTGTTTGCGCCCTCCATTTGCATTTTTGACTATCGAGTTTATTTTAGCGGTTGTATACGATATACCTATATCTGCGCTTTCAACGCTAAATGTTTTTGCCCCATTTGTCGCATCAGCATTATTCACCAAATACTCAACCTTTACCAGATTGCCCAACTTCAATGATTTGCCTAGAGAACCAGAACCAAATATGATCTCGTACTTGTTGTCAGATGATTCTTCTATAAAATATATAGGAGAGGTTTTAAATACTTGATTTATATTAGTCGCCTCATTATATTCAGTAATCGTTGTATCATTTACAGATTCCTGGACAGTAACAACTATACTTGAAGTATCTACATTTTCGTTCGGTATAATATATCTTTTTGAATCTGAATCAACTAACCAATTAAATGTAAGAGGCTCACCTTCTCGTATGATTAGGTTCTGTTTAAATGCGCCATCCCTATCACGATTAATTTTAGTTGAACTTGTAGTGACATATGTATATGTGACATCATCAACAGTAGTTGAAAATTTAGAATTCTTTGGTAGAGTTATTTGAGGGATACCTTCCTGAATGCCCCCAATTTCAAATTCTATTTCTGCCGAAGCCCCAATAGAAGAAACTGGAGTATATCCGAGTTCCTTCGCTCTAGAAACAACTGAATCCCTTTGCTGAGCAGTATCTAAGAACATCTCATTAGCGACCATATTCAAATAATATGCATTATAATGAGTGTTGTAAGCAAGAACGTCCAATAGGGTTGACATAGCAGAACCATCAAAGTCATAATCTGCGAATTGATTCTGACTCTTTAGATACGCTTTCAAATTTGTTCGTATGTCGCTAAAGTCTAGCTCTGTAACTTGTAAGTATGTATTTGCTGACATTTACCTAACTCTTTCTAAAATTACATCCAAAACCACTGGGTTTGGATCATTAATTATCATGAACGCTACAGAGACAACCAAAGCGTTCAATTCTTGTCTTTCTTCAACCAAAACCTCAACAATATCAGCTCTTGGTTCGTGATTAGCTATCGTTTCGCGAATAGCACTTTCCATTTGTTGCTTTACAGCTGGAGAAAACAGCTCAAATAAATAATATCGAATACCGCAACCAATATTTGGTTTGAATGGTCTTTCATAATAATCTGTAAGTATTAAGGATTTGACAGATTGCCTTATCGCATCACGGTTCACCTTTTTGGTTAATTTCCCAGTGTTCGGGTGCGCAAAGAATCCCAAGTCTATATCGCTATATATCTCTTTTCGCTTAATCTTTCCTGCTAGATCAGACATCTATACCTACTTTGTATTTTTAGATTCTTGTATTTCTTTTCTTCTGTCCTTACAAAGTTTGCTTATCTCAGCTAGAGCCTTTCTTGCCCTAGTTCCAGCTGACTTATTACCTTCTACAAACTTTCCATTTTCGTGAACATAAGTTTCAAATAAATTAATTAAACTATCGTGAGACATAAAATAATCCTTGACTTTTGCAACCAATCAGGTATAATAAATATTGTACCGCTTTAAGTAATACTAGTTTCTATTTATAACTGTTAGAATGATTGTATTGTTATAATATCGGAAGCAGTAACTCCATCAGTAAAATCCACACTAGTGCCATTAGTTGCAGTGTAATCAACATTAGCAGACAACCTTACACCATTCATGAAGACAACAGCCTTTCCTGGG